GGCAATCAACACCGTTTCGTAAAGAGGTGTCCCGGCCATGTATTCGTAAATTGAACTGACGTCATTGCGGTCCCAGAACGAAGCGTTTGACCACGTTCTCAGATCGGCGAATGCTCGGTCGAACACCTTGTTGTTCATCCTCGAGGAGAGCAACTCAAATACCTGAGTGCTATTCAGTATCATGATGTCGTTCGGAGATTGTGCAGTGGGACGACTTTCACGATACGTGGACTGCGAACAGGTGTTGGTGAAACCGTAAACCTCGAATGGGATGTTCACCGCCTTGGCGAACATGCAGAGTTGGAGCGTTTGGTTGATCACCGCAGAGATTGTCAACCGCATTGAACCTGAATAGTCAATGAAGAAAACCAGACCGTGACTCTTTTCGTCGGCCAGTGTCATGGTGGACTTGAAAATCTTGTCGTCGTAACGATAAGCATGGATGCGATTGACGTCGAGGGTTCCACGAGTCGCGGTGGTTGCTCGTGAATAACGTTTGGCTGCCTTCTTTCGTTCAAAGGCCTTGGCCAACACGGCCACTGTCGAGGCACATGCTTTCTTGAATTTCCGGACGTCTTCAATTTCGTTAGAGGTCCGATGATGTCCCAGGCGCTTCCGCGATTCCATCACCTTTTCGAAGGGAACCACGACTTCCATACATTCCTTCGCTGTAGGAGCGATGAATTGGACAGGTGTTTTGTAGTTGTACTTTTCTTGGATGTCGAGAAGACTGGTTTCGGCGTTCGCCATCGTTTCAGATTTCAGTTCTTCCTCAATGGTCAATTCGCCACCAACTCCACCTTCGTCACCACTGCAACCATGATCACCATCACCATGTTCTTCGGGATCGCCGGTGAAATCATCGTCGTCTTCGTCTTCGTCATCTGAACTCGATGAACTTCCGGTCGGAGGAGTTTCGCCTTCGTCAGGATCACCTTCACCTTCGGTGGACGAATCGTTTGATTCTTCGTCACACTCTTCGTCGGTCGGTTTGAGAACTTTCGAGGAAGCTTCATCCTCGTCTTCGTTGCCTTCGGACAAATCGATGTCGCCGTCGTTTCCATTGCCGGTCGGATCTTCTTCGTCCCCGTCTTCGCAGGGTGACGACAGTTTCGCGGTAGGCTTCGGCTTCTTTTCTTCGGCTTCTAATTCTTCCTTCTTGGTGGCACGTTCATCTGCCGCTTTTTCGCGGGCTTCTTGACGAGCCTTGATCATTTTGTAAATTCGACGAACGGTGATCACCACGTCTTCGAAAGTTTCGTTGGCGTAGCATTCACGATAGATGTTCATCTCCTCGGGAGTCAGATGGATATTCACCATCTTCCCAATCTTCGCATGAAGATTCAGACGATCGGCGAACCCCATCTTCGCAAGTTGGACGACATTCTTGTTTGCGATCTTGAAGAAATCGTTCTCAATGAACTTGGTGTATCCCTTACGGAAACACGAGATGAGTCCGGGGAATTTCTCCTGCATTTTACGTTCAATCCGAACGTCTTCGACGAGGTTGAAAAGTGTGAAGGGGCATCCCGGAACGAGTGATTCGAGATACGCCCGTGAATGGTTGGGAGTGTACAACGCGTGACCGACTTCGTGTCCGATCAAAAGGTCGTAAAGGTTTTTGTCATCGAGGTCCCAATTCGGAAGACCGAGGACTCGCGTCTGAGAATTGAAGAACGCGGTGGAAAAGTTGCCATGACGGATGACGATGTTTTCGCTGGCCAACAACTTCGCCAAAGAAGCTTTGACGACGTGGTTCACTTTCTCGTTCGCCGGTTTGTTCCTGATTTCCATACACCAGATTCTACCACATTTCACCGGAAATGTACATAGGAAAGTTCAATAAATTCCGGATTGGAGTCCAATCACTTATGAGACCTCGCTCATTCGGGAGAAGTTCTTGACCTTCTCGAAGAGCAACTTCCGCTCGAACTTGCCCTCAAGGATATCAGGCTTGTGAGTGATCACGAAAATACTCGTCCCGTCCGACTCGAACGAGTGAAGGATCTTCATGAGGTTGTCTACCCCATCGGCGTCCAGAGACGAGTCGAATGTCTCGTCGAGGATGAGAAGGTTCGTGTTCGCCGAGTTCTTCATCTTTGCGATTTGCCGCCAAGCGAAAAGAAGGGCGAGGTCGATTCGAGATTTTTCACCTTCCGAGAATGAAGCGTAACTGAAATCATCGCGGTGGCGACTCTTCATGGTCTCGTTGAAGTTTTCGTCGAGGGTGAATGAAACAAAGAAGTCGAGGATCTGCAGATAGTTGTTAATCAACTTATTCATCACCGGCAAATACTGACGAATGATCTTCGTCTTGATCCCGGTGTCCTTCAACAATTCAGAGATGACTTCGTTATATGTGCGTTCTTCGACTTGGCTTGACTTGAGTTCCTGCAAACGAGCCTTGTCATCTCGAATTTTCTCTAAAGAATCCAGTGCCTTCTGAACATCACTAACAGTTGAAGTAGAATTAGTCAACTGCGTATTCAAATCTGCAATGCGACGATCATGACTGTTGATTACCGATTGGTTGGCTCGAATTGTAGATTGGAGTTGTGTTACAAGTTCAAAGGCCTTCGAAGTTTTCTTGACCTGTGTTGCAATCGATTTGCTTTGTTTTTTCAACGCCGTCATTCCCAAAGCAAACTCGTTGAGTTTATTGGTACATTCACAAATCTTTGCATTTCGAGTTTTGGTGTCAATGTCCTGTTTGCATGTTGGGCATTCATGGTTTTTGTCATAGAATTGTTGTTCCTCTGTAACCCGCGAAATGTTATCGGCAATTTGCAAATCGAAACTTAAGAGTTTCGCGTTGAGTTGTTGAACTCGTTCCATTTCAACTTTAGCGATGGGGTATTCAATGTCGTACTTCTCGAGTAAAGTCGAATTTTGTTCATACAACTCGTCAATGGCTTTGCGAAGTTGCGCCACTTCGTCGTGAATTTGCGCGGAATTTGCAGCATCAATTTGTTGAAGAGAAGTAATGTGCTTTGATTGGAGACGAATCTTTTCAATAGACATTTGAATCTCGTGAGCAGTGTCCTTTAGAACATCCTTCAACCGCGCGTTCTGTTCTTTTAGGATGATGTTCATCTTCGTGAAAACCCCGATGTCAAGTAAATCCTCGATCACACCTCGACGGTGATACGGAATCAACTGCATGAAGGGAACGAAGTTGCTCGATCCTAACACAACGATCTGGTGAAATGACTTGTGGTTCAACTTCAGAATGTTTGTCTCGAGAAGCTTTTGATAGTCCCGAGCGTGGGACTCCTGATTGATCATCTTGCCGGACTGCCAAATCTCGAAGATGTTTGGACGCATACCCCGCACAATCTTGTAAGGCACCGGACCAATCCCGAACTCGATCGTTACGACACAGTTCTTCATGTTGATTGAGTTCAACAACTGAGGTTTCGTAATCTTGCGGTGAGGTTTTCCAAAGAGTCCGAACGACATTGCGTCGAGCATCGTCGATTTACCCGTGCCATTTGTTCCCACGATCAACGTCGTGAAATGCGACTGCAGATCAATCTCAATCGGGGTGTCGCCGGTACTTAGAAAGTTCCGGTACGTCAATTTCTTGAATTCAACTCGTGTTGCCATGATGTTATACCGCGTCGTAGTCTTGGGCCTCCACATACAAACGTTGGAGGATTGCTTTGATTCGGTCACGATCGAGTTCAGTCTCAACCGCGTCAACGTAGGAGTTTAGAAGTGTGGTGGTGTCAGCCAGATCCATTACCTCGTCATCAATACTATCCGCCGTGAATTCAGAAAAGGATTCCACAATCTTGAGGTCGAATGGTTCGTTGAGTTGGATCTTGTCGAGAAACTTGTCAAAGGCGAACGGGTCTTTCTTTGACACAACGATCACCTTTACAAACGTCCCGTTCACGATGGAGAGATCACAATCAGCGACAGCTTGAATTGGCGAGTCAACTCCCTGATCATCATAGATGATACGCTGGAAGATGCACAATGGGTTTCTAACGGGGGTGAGTTCAAGAGTCTCGGTGTCGAGGATGTGGAAATACTTGGCATCATCGGCGTCTGACCACGTCAACTCGAGATTAGAACCAAGATAGTGAATGTTGTCGTAGGAATTCTTCGTGTGGAAGTGTCCGGACAAAACCATTTCAAATCCTTTGAAGATGTCGCGACTCATACCCGATGTCGTAACCGGTGCGCCCTTCATCATCTCGAATCCTGCCAATTCGAGATGCCCGATTAGCACTCGGGCTTCGACTGTTTCGACAAACTTCATCGACGCTGCGTAGTTTTCACTATTGATCCATGGGAGAAGTGCAATATCAAGTGAATCATATTTCCGAACAGTGGGTGTCATAAAGAGATTCACAACGTCTTGATGGATACTAATACATTCCTGCAATCCACACAACGAGTTTGTGTTCTTATATGCCACGTCGTGGTTTCCGGGGATAATGTCCATCGTCATTCCATACTCACGGAGTTTCTCCAAGAACATTTGCCGATTGCGAAGTAACACTTTGTAGTTCACGTATTTGCGATGATCAAAGTAATCACCGGCATGAATGATTTGTGTAATGCCGTGTTCACGACAATACGGGAAGAACACTTCCGAATAAAAGCGTTCAGAGTAATTCAGAAAGATGTCACTTCCGTTTTTGATCCCGACGTGGGTATCATTCAGTATCGCCAAACGCATGGTTTTTATTTGAGAAAAGATTCAATATTGTTGACAACCTTCTTCGCCTTTAGTTTTGCGCCAATGGGTTTCGCTTCTTTGCGGCCAAAACTATTAAACGCTCGTTTCTTTTGTGGATAGTGATACACTTCTTTCTCAAGGCCAAGATTTTCTTTACCTGTGAACACCGCATTCCGGTATCGTACACGTTCAATCATGTTTTCTCCAATCAGATGTGATGTACTACCATCATCTCCAAAATCTGCAAAGGCCTCGATGCCGGCGTGTTCACGTAAATCCCGTTTGATATTCTCCTGTTTCTTTTCTTGTTTGATCCGTCGCAAAAAGGCGTGGTAAACGATCTGCGTGAAATATCCAAAAGCGTTTGGAAGTCCAGTTCGAGTGGAAGCACTGATATTGAAGTTTTGAATTCCATTCTTGACACAATCCAGAATTCCATCCGTGACGAGTTCTTCTCGGAATGGATACGGCAAATAGTTAGGTTTGTGCGAAAGACCTTCAGAAATTTTCATGAAACACTCGCCAATGTATTCCGGAATTTGAGGTATTTCCCAATTCCGCTTTTTGGCACGATTCACCGAATTGATGTAATCCACCAGAGCCAGAGAAAAATCCTTGTTATTCACATAATGTGGACGTTGCGCGGCCTTACTTAATTTCCGAGGAGTGGGAGTAGCATCAAATAACCGTTTCGTTTCAGCGGAAGTGATCTGCGACGTTCGCTGGGGGATTTTTACTGGTCTCTTTGCCATCGTGACTTATTTTAACATATTGACTTACAATAGTACATAACTTTTTTCATAGATGTGAATTTTGTTATGTACAGACTTTTAGAACGATGGTATAATGATCAAACAACCACTAAGGTATCGAGGGACAGGATTCCTTGGGAGTCCATAGAAGTAACGCTAGAGCAGTAGATCCAATTCATAGATCTTGTAGTTGAACTTCTCAGCAGTATAGATCTTGAGTCTGTCTAGAGCATGTTTGTAGGTAAAGTTCTTCTTAGATTTCCAACAGAGATTGTCAGAGATATCATAGACAGTAGTTGATTGCCCATTGTCGGAGAGGCGGAGTCCACGACCGATCGATTGCAGTACTCGGATCTGGCTCTTCGTAGGAGAAGCAAAGACAATGTTGTGGAGGTTACGAATGTTGATTCCCGTAGCAAAGGTGCCGATCGAAGCTACGATGATTGCATCTGATTCCCGTTCAGTCAACGCCCGGATCGACTCACGTTCGTCTACACCAACAGAACCCGAGACATAGAAGACTTTTCGATTGGATCCACATTGCTCTTTGATGAGTTTGTGAAGAGGTCGACCGTGTTTGTGTACGAGATTGAAGAGGATTAGAGTGTTGCCCTTGAGGCCGAGTGCTAAGTTACGGATGAATCGATTGCGAGCAACGCACGAAGCAAGGTAGTCAATCTCCTTTTTGTACTCGAGTTTGGAGACGATCTTACGATTCTCTTCTTCATGTTTAAGGACCATACAATTGATCTTGAGTTGGGCAAGAGATCCCGCTTCCATCAACTCCTTGGTACTAATGACACGATGTACGTTACCAAAACTTCCGGTGAGAACAAGTTCATGAACCTTCGTGTTATCAAGAGTTCCCGTCGTACCGATTCGGAACCTAGCTCGCGAGAGGTTGTTCATGATGGTCGTCAGACTGACCGCTTTGAACTGATGTGCTTCGTCGCCAATCACCATTGCGTACTTGTTGAACCAAACTG